GCCCCCCGGTTTGTATGCAAACATTCACGCCAAGCGCAAGCGTATTGCTGCTGGAAGCAAGGAAAAAATGCGTAAGGTCGGATCAAAAGGTGCGCCTACTAAGGCTGCGTTTATTAAATCTGCCAAGACGGCAAGGAAAGGATAATTATCATGCCATGGATGAAATTCAAAAAAGCATTTAGGGGCCTTGGAAAACTTTTTGGTAAGGGCGGGAGAAAAAAACTTAGTCCCGAACAAGCAGAAAAGCTAAAGGGCATGAATATTAGCCAAAAAATGTTAGCTGGACCACTTGCAATAGCTAAGGCTAAGAGCCCAGCCAAAGCCAGTATGGGTGATATTGCTGGTGTAATAGGTAAGGCAGCGACTGGTAAACTGGCAGGGTCTCTTAAAACAAAAGAAAAAGACGACGAGGATGAAAAGAAAAAGCGCATAGGCGCAGGTATTAAGGCTATGAGGCGAATAAGCCCCTTTAAAAAAGGCGGTTCTGTGTCTAAGAAGCCTATGGCGGCTAAGAAGCCTGCAGCCAAGAAAACTGTCTCCAAAGGCCGTGGTATGGGTGCCGCTACACGTGGTGGCGGTGCTTGCGCTCCCCGCAAGATGATGGGTGGCGGTTACGCTAAGAAGATGGCAAAAGGCGGGATGTGCTAAATGGCAACCTCCGGTACCACTAGCTTTAACCTAGAGATCGATGAGATCGTCGAGGAGGCATTTGAGCGTTGTGGCATGCGTGTCACAACGGGTTATCAGCTGTCCTCTGCACGTCGGTCTCTCAATCTCTTGTTTTTGGAGTGGGCTAACCGGGGGCTAAACCTTTGGACAATTGATCGCTTTTCGACAACTCTGACCGCTGGTACAGAGTACGTCGATCTGCCTACAAATGTGGTAAACGTCATGGAAGCAGTTATTCGTGACGTTACACAAAGCCCTGCAGTTGATATCTCAATTGAGCGTATTAGCCGTGCTGATTACTTAAATCTTCCCAATAAAACTACGAATAGGGCACGTCCATCGCAGTTTTATGTGGAGAGGACAAATACGCCTAGGGTGTATGTTTATCCCTGCCCTGATGCTGCATATCAGTTGATTCATTATCGAATCACTCGAATTGAAGATGCTGGGGACTATGACAATGAAGCGGACGTTAATTTCCGTTTTCTACCCTGTATGATTGCCGGGTTAGCATTTCATTTAGCAGTTAAGTTTGCTCCTGAAAAAGCTCAGGCGCTAAAAGCAATGTACGAAGAAGAGTTCTTCCGTGCAGCTTCTGAAGACCGAGACACTGCAAGCACTTATTTCCTTCCTGATGTAGGAGCATAAAGTGGCCTACGCCAGTGGCAAATTCGCTCTCGGTGTATGCGACTACTGTGGGCAGTCTTTTAAGCTCAATGATCTCCAGAAAAACTGGAAGGGTTTTAAGGTCTGTCCGCAGGATTACGAGCCAAAAGAACCACAGCTAGAGCCGCTTAAGTACAAGGGCGATGCGATCGCCCTATTTGAGCCACGTCCTGACAGAGAAGAACCAATGACTGTGTATGTTGGTATAGTTGGGGATATGGCGTTTGAATCGGTAGGTATGCAACCAGCCCCCGTAGGCAAGCCTATTGCTGCCAAAGGCATGGTTGGAAAGGTTACGGTAACGACATCATGACTTATAACGAACTTGTAGACACTATTCGCAGCTACACAGAGCTTGATGCAAACGCCCTGCCAAACTCTATTATTAACACATTTATCCTGTTAACCGAAAACAAGATCCTTCGAGACATTGACCTCGAAGTGTTTCGACAAAGTTCTGTGGGTTCCTTGACGGCAAACAACCGTTTTTTGGCAATGCCTACAGACATCTTAACGCACCGTTACATGCTCATCAGGGATGCTAGTGGGAATGACAGCTTCCTTGACTTTAGAGACGTATCTTTTGTCAAAGAATACTGGGAAAAGTCTACGGAAACAGGCTTTCCTAAATACTACGCGGTATGGAACCAGAACACGTTTATTTTGGCTCCCACCCCCGCGCAATCGTACCAGCTAGAGCTTGGGTATATTCGCAAACCCGCACAGCTTAGCTCATCGAATCCAACTACATGGCTGAGCTTGAATGCTCCTGAGGCCATGCTCTATGGTTGCCTCTATCAGGCCTACAGCTACACGAAAGGTCCTTTAGAGCTTATTGGGTACTTCACTAATTCTTACAAGGAAGCAATGGCGGCGCTTGGTATTGAACAGCAGGGCCGTCGTCGTAGGGATGAGTACAGAGACGGACTTATCCGTACCGAGTTGTTATCTTCCAACCCAATTAGTCAAACAGAGGCCCGATGAGCAAAATACCCGATTTATCAGGAAAAACCGTAGCGATTGTCGCTATGGGCATGAGCAACAACCAGTTTACTTTAGCCAAAACCCACTCCCAGCCTATTGACGAGGTTTGGGCCATCAATGCGATGGCGGGGGTTATTTTCCACGATCGGGTGTTTATGTTGGATCCCCCAAGTCGGTTTTTAGACAGCGAGGATGCAGGGTCTCAAACAGGCCTTATGAGGTCTGTTTTAGCTTCTCACCAAGGGCCTATTTACAGTTGTGAATTGGATTCTCGCTGCCCCGGGGTGGTGGAATACCCGCTGGAGGAGGTCGTAAATGATGTCCGGACGTGGTATTTGAACAATACGGTGGCGTACGCCATTGCTTTTGCGATTGCAGCAAAAGTCAGTAAATTGATGATTTATGGTGTTGATTTCTCGTATAAAGGCAATGTCCATTTTGCAGAGGCCGGAAGGGCCTGTTGTGAGTTCCTCATTTCTAAGGGCATTGAGCGGGGCATGTCTGTGGGTATTGCCCAGACGTCTTCGTTGCTGGATACCAACTTGCCACCAGAGGAAAAGCTGTATGGCTATCATAGGCTTGCCGATCCGGTGGTCTTTGGGATGGGGGAAAATGGGCAGTTCAAAAGATTCCCTTATTCTGAAGTTAAGGATAAAATAGAGGTAGAGGATAAACCTCTGAACACCCCACCAGAAGCAGTGAGGTCGTAATGTTTGAGCTAAAAGCTGGCGCGTTATTATCGCCGATGGTGAAAACCAGTAATTTCGGCGGTCTTCCAATGGAAGATTTGGCAGAGCTTTGCGCTACAAAGATTATTCACGTTGCTGACTCTGCACCGCCTGAGATTCGAGAACAGGCAAGATTGTTTCAAGAGCATCTTCGTCAGGTGCTTTTGGAGTATTTTCAACGTGCAGCGAAATCCGAAAGGGCGACCTGCATACAACTTTTACTAAAGGGTGGTTATACAGATGCTGCCTCTTTATTAAGGAGAACGTAATGGCTTTCACCGGAAATTTTATGTGCACCAGCTTTAAAGTAGAACTCCTCAAGGGCGTTCATAACTTTTCAACTGGCAGTGTTCAAGACTTTAAACTGGCTCTGTATGACAACAGCGCTTCCTTCACTGCGGCAACAACGGCTTACACGGCCACTAACGAAGTTGGCAATTCGGGTTCGTATACTGCTGGCGGCGGTACGCTGACGAAAGTCACGCCTACTGCCGCAGGCACAACCGCTCTGACGGACTTTGCTGATTTGTCGTTTACAACTGCTACGATCACCGCTCGTGGCGCGTTGATTTATAACGACACAGCTACTGGCGATCCCACCGTGGCTGTTCTGGACTTTGGTTCGGATAAGACTTCCACGGCAGGCACCTTTACTATTGTGTTTCCTTCGCCCACAGCTACTGGCGCAATTATTCGTATTGCCTAAGGAGTAAAAAATGGCTCTCGTATTGAAAGACCGGGTTAAAGAAACAACCACGACGACCGGTACGGGAGCCGTCACTCTTGGCGGAGCCGTAACGGGGTTTCAAGCCTTTTCTGCTATTGGCGATGGTAATACTACGTATTACGTAATCACTAATGGAACTGACTGGGAAACTGGTTTAGGTACATATACCGCCTCTGGAACAAGCTTAAGCAGGGATACTGTTCTTGAGTCAAGCAACTCAGGAAGCGCAGTAGATTGGGGTGTTGGAACCAAAGAAGTCTTCGTAACATACCCCTCAAGTAGGTCAATTTATGCTGAGGGTTCAACACTTGTTGCCTCAAACAGTTCAGTTCTTCCGATTACTTCTGGTGGTACAGGGCTAACGTCTTTTGGAACAGGGGTAGCAACCGCACTAGGTCAAAATGTCACCGGAAGTGGAGGCTTTGTTCTTGATACGTCCCCCACAATAGCTACGGGCTCTCTTAATCGATCCTTAGTTAATACAACAAAAGAAGTAATAACTGTTAGTGCTACGGCTTCTACAGGAACAATCAACTTTGACGTGATTACCCAAAGTACGCTGTATTACACCACGGATGCAACTGGTAACTGGACCTTAAATGTCCGTGGAGATGGTTCAAATTCTTTAGATTCAATTATGTCAACTGGAGAATCTATTACGGTGACATTCTTGTCTACACAAGGTGGAACTGCCTACTACCAATCTGCTTTCCAAATTGATGGCTCTTCGGTAACGCCTAAGTGGCAGGGAGGTTCTGCGCCTTCAGAAGGAAATGCCTCCGGAGTAGATGCCTATACTCTATCAATTGTAAAAACAGGACCAGCGACCTTCACAGTCTTTGGTTCACAAGTCGCGTTCGCATAAAATGCCAGTTCTTTCCTCTCTTTCTTTCGCTACAGCCAGAGCATTTGGCTGGGGGATTATCATAGGCGGTGGAGTTCCTATCGCTATTGATACATTTCTTGCCTCAGGCACATGGATATGCCCCGGTGGGATTACGTCCGTAGACTAC